CATCCAGAATGGTATGAAAAATATAGTTGTATTAGAAGCAATGGATTTCCATCTGTTCAACAGGTTAAAATATTTTTAAACGATGTAGACGTTGTATTAAGTTGTGAAACATTTTATGATCAAAATTTTATAAGGTTTGCAAATAAAAGAAATGTAAAGACTATCCTTCAGTATAACTACGAACTTTTTGGTCATTTAGCAAATCCCAATCAGCCATTACCAACAGTACTTTTATCTCCAAGTGTATGGCAAATTGAACACATAAAAAAAATGTTTGGTGGTCAAACAAAAGTTATTCATCTTCCACCACCAACAAATGAAGAATTGTTTAGTAAGGTAAAAAAAAATAATTTATCTAAGTCACATAATAGAATATTGCATATTGCTGGTAAAAAGGCAGCCAAGGATAGAAACGGTACCGAAACTGTAATTGATATGCTTAAGTATTCTAAAACAGATTATGAGTTGGTAATTAGAAGTCAAAGTGAAATAGAAACAAACATTAAAGATTCAAGGCTTAAAGTTGAAATTGGAAATCCAGATAATAGAGAAGATATGTATGATGGGTTTGATGCCATGGTATTGCCAAGACGTTACGCTGGATTATGTTTACCAATGAATGAGGCTTTGCTAAGTGCCCTGCCAGTTTTTATGACAGATGTATCCCCAAATAATTTTATTTTACCTCCAGAGTGGTTGGTAAAAAGCGATTCAATAGGAACAATTAGAACTAAGATTAGACTTGAATTATTTGAAGCAGATCCAAGGGCTTTAGCAAAAATAATTGATGATTACATTAATATTAAAGATAAAGCATCTTATAAAAAACAAGCATATAATATTGGAATTGCAAACTTTTCTCCGACTATCTTAAAAGATAAATACCTAGAACTTATCTCTCAAATTTAGTTTTTTGTTTAAATTGAATTTTAAGTATGTTATTCCAAATAATATCAAAAGAACTATCTGCGCTAGATAAATATGTGTGATTATCTATATCTAAATTATAAGACTTAAAAACTAATGGACCTCTAGTATAAACCTTAACATCTTGCATCTCTGACCCACCAACCTTAAATATATTTCCATACATAGATCTCCATAAAAACTGGTCATTTTTTTCTAATATTTCTTGCAATTTTTGCTTCTCCATAACCATAGGTACGTGCAGTTCATAGTCTAGTGGATCATCAATCCCAATGGCTTTTAGTCTTTTATATGTAGCATTAAGTTTTCTAGTATAGTTGGAATTGCCGTTTAGTTTTTGATATAAGTTTATTTTATTTAATAAGTACCCGCCATGAAAAGTGTCTATGCTATCTATTTTTTTAATAATATAAAAGTCGTCATTCATTAAAACAAATTCATTAGATATTTGTGGTGAAGAACAGATCATTTTTAAATTCTCTACAGCATTTTTATACTTAGTATGTACCTGATGAACCTCAATATAATTTCCTATGTACCAATCAGGCTTACCACCAACAACCCATATATTTGAGTCTGGAAAACTTTCAGCAACAGACCTAATGGAATACTTTAGTTCTTCATTAACGCCTTCTTTGCAAATATATACAAAGTCCATATTTCCCCCATTATAAAAAATAAAGAGGGCAAGTTTTTAAGTTTGCCCCCTTTATCAAAATAAACTACTTCTTTTTAGCAGCAGCCTTCTTTTTTGCTGGAGCCTTCTTAGCAGGTACAATCTTGCTAAGTGCATCTGAAACAGCACCAGTGTCTGGCAGTACGCCAAACGCCTTATCGTTAGGGTTAAGCGCTCTCAATGCGACGGGTGCTAAAGCAGCAACTAGTGCAGCCCATAGATCTTTTGGATCTGTTACGCCAGCCATATAAAGTGCAATTACTGAACCAAGAACGGATCGTCCATATGATGCTAGCATTGCCTTTGTCTTATCATTTAGTAAGTTATTCATTATTCCTCCTAGGATATAATTTGTGTTAGTGTTGTAAAGCCAATCCATAAACCAATTATTCCTGCGACTCCTGCAAAAACTGTTGGTGCTGGTACTGGCAATTTGAATGCTGCGAACACGACACCGCATCCAAAACCTGTTAGTGTAGATAGTAAAACATCTTTCATATTATTTCTCTCCCACAGTTGGTGGCAATAATGATAAAAGTTTGTCGGAGTAATCATTAAGACCCCTGTTTTTAAGTTCCTCTGATACTTCTTTAATAGTTTTTTGTGACATTTCAATATATTCAAAAGCCCAATCTCTTGAATCAGAAAGAAATTTAATAAAATTTTCTTTGTGTACTGAATCATCTGAAACTCCAGCATCGTTTTTTATTCTATTTGTTAATTCTTCAAGCGCTGCATTTTTTATAAGAAGGTCAGCCATTAAAATATTAGATTTTTTAAGTCTGTTAAGGGTAGCCCAATATGCTATACAAAAAGAAAAAGATAGGGTACTGAAAAATAGAATAAGCATCATCTCCATACTAACTATTGTACTCTATCCTTAACAGCATGAGTTGCCCAATAGTATAAACATTTATCACAGCAAGGCTTATTACTCTCACTCTTTGTATCATGATAGAACTCAGCATAGTATTCTGGATCTTTACGATAAAGGTTAGCCCTATGAGTAATATTGATTCTACTTAGATGTGGGCCAGAGGGACTAGCCCAAAAAGGCTTATTGGTACCCCATATAGGGCCACAGAGGGCTTCTAGGGCGTCTATATTGGCTTCGTTCTTCTCTGTCTTTATACCCCTTGATTTAGCCTCTAAGATCATAGTTTTAGCATATGTCCTCAATGAATACTCTGCATTTTTCCACATTAATACTGCGGGATGATTTCTCCAAGCACCTAAAGGTGATTGACCAGATAGAACCTTGAGGATTTGATAAGCCTCAAGTATTTGTTTATTTAAACGTTTATTATCTAAAGATTCTGCAGACTCTTTATAATTTTGGTATGGTAAAAATGTTTGCATTAATCTTCTTCTATATTAAAAATATCTAAATCAGACATTTTTTTAAAATTAGAGGCTGCCCAAAGAGATATGGCAGTTAAGAAAGATAATACTATTAGTACTAATACTTTTGTTTTCTTTTTCATATCGCTATTGTTGCTCCACATCTTGTACATGCATTATAGGATTTTCCAGTAAAAGGGCACGATCCAGCATTGATTAGTTCGTGATTTTTAAACTTACAGGTAATAATTTTAAACAACTGCTTTATCATTTAATTGCCTCTCTAGTTACTAGAACAATTGCTCCACAATTTTCTAGTGCTTTTTTAAGTTTTACAACATATTGAAGTGCTGATATTTTATCATCATGCCCCATATGTAAAAACTTTTTCTCATCTAATTTTATCGTAATAAAGTGGTCATTGTCAATAATTTGCACTCCAAAACCTTTTGGTGCATGTATAGAATGGACGGCGTGTTTCATTAAGTCTGTATACATTTTATTCCATTGTTAATGACTGCCACGTTTCAGACCAGTCTTTTTTAGTTTTATGCTTATTAAATTCTCTTGAAATTTCTCCACTTTCCAAATAAACACCGCCCCAAACACCCCACTCTTTTTCAGAAACACCATTAGCAAAGCATATTTTTTTTACTGGGCACTGCTTACACAATGCATCAACATTGTGCCTAGAATTTTCTTGATCTTCATATTTATCAAAATAAATATTTGTATCAAGGCCTAAACATAAGGCTTGATCTTTCCACAAATGCTGTTTCAAGATTAATCCTTATACTTATTTGGTATATCCCAGCCAATACGAGAAGGGCTATAAGTTCTATGTAAATACCATTTATTTTTTACTCTAATGCCTAATGGCGAAGTTCTTGCTATTTCTGATTCTTTTAAATCAATAACATCCCAACCATTCCAAATTAAATTTTCATTTTTGTTTACAATTTTTTCCATAGTATTTAAACTTTTAATAATCATTTTTTTCTCCTAATATCTAAAGAGGCCAACGTCAATATTGTTTGCTTCTGCAGTTAGAACCAATTTTGATTTTGGTTCTTTTGGACTACTTAAAAAAGCAAAATAATTGATTTGATCTATATTTTCATTTAACCAAGCAGGTGCTACATTGTAGAATTTAATTTTTTTGCCTCTTGCTTTCATACCACGTTCTGACAAATTAGAAAATTCTGAAACAAAATTATTTATTTTTAATGGCCCAGCAGAATAAATAATAAACTCATCATCCTGATCTTTCATTTCAGAAAGGGCAACCCCCATAGCACGTAAAAATACGTTATATGCGTTAAACTCTTTGGTTCCCTGTACTGCCACTATCATTTGGACCTACCCCTTGTTTTAAGTCATCAAGTATTGACAACATCTTATCTAACTCTTTTGTTGGCATATTTTCAATATCTAATGTTTCTATTGTTTCTTCATCTACTCTACCACTTATGGCATTAGCAGTATAAAAAACATTATTTAATATCCAATATGCTTTTCCTTCTGTTATTACTACCTTTAGCATATTTTTTTGAATATGTTTTTCAGATTGCGTTATAACTTTAGGTTTATCAAACACTTGTTTTGGAATAATATCTTTAACTATTTCATAAATATAACTTTGTTTATATCTATCTTTTCCTAAAAACATCATTCTTTTTTTGTTTGATATTTTAATTATAGACCAAGAAGCAAGTAATGTCAAGCCTATAATTAATAAATATTCCATTTATTTAGTTTTTTTCTCTGGCTGTTTGCTTAAACTTAAGATCATTGAATTAAGTTTATTAATCTCAAGTTGTAATTTTAATGATTCTAACTCTGTGTCAGATAGTTTTTGCTTATAAAATGTAATTAATTGGATCAATTCATTTTTTTCTAAATTATCCATATTTCCCCCCTTACTTTCTTAGATCAAACGCAGTCCCCTGCCAAACCTTTTCTAACTGTTTCTTTTCTCTTTCAACAATAGCACGACTCCATGAAAATCCTGCATCTCCTCCCCACGCATCCCACATAATGCGACCATTTGATGGAAATTCTGGACCATCATAAAAACCTTTT